TTATCAATGTAGGCTTTAAAATTAATGCCATCAAGTCCTTCCGTGACACTCTCTATATCTTTGGCACTAATAATATTAAAAAAGTAGTTGGTTCCTCTCTTGATGACTTCGCCCTTCAAGATGTTACCAAGAACCTAGGTTGTGTCGCCCCAGACTCTGTAGTAGAGTTTAATGGTGATCTTCTCTTCCTTGGCCCTGACGGTATTCGCCCTATCAGTGGTACTGATCGTATTGGTGACGTAGAAATTAATACTGTTTCTAAGCCAGTGCAATCTGTTTTTGAAAACCTAACCTTGACAGAAGATACGACAAAAGCAACAATACTTGTACTGAATAAAAAGTCACAGTTCCGTATGTTCTTCCCTGAGGCAGAATCCCTTGGAGTTATTGGCGCTCTTCGTCGTACTGGACAGGGTGGCACTGGGTTTGAATTTTCACGTCTTATTGGTATTAATATGGTTTGCGGAGACTCTAGTTACTTAGGTGATGAAGAATATGTAATCCACGGAAATTCTACTGGTACTGTATTTAGACAAGAATCTGGGAATACATTTAATAGTACCCCTATCGAGTCTCTTTATCAAACCCCATACTACCACATGGATGATCCTATCAATAGGAAAGTGTTACATGAGGTCTACACTTATCTTAGGGCTGATGGAGCTATAAGCGTAAATATGGGACTTACATACGATTACGAAGATGAGTACACATTAAGTCCTACAGATTACGCGTTTAACACAGAAGGTGCTGCTAGCTTCTACGGCATTGCTACTTACGATGAAACTAGTATTTTTGATGGTAACCCCAGCCCTCTCCGTAGGACAACTGTAGAAGGTTCTGGTAGGTCTGTTTCAATTACTTATGTGACAACAGTATCACAACCAAGCCACTCCATTGAGGCTCTAGTTCTGAGCTACGCAATAGCAGATAAAAGATAAGGATACCAAATGTCTGGATATACAAGACAGTCAAGCTCAGACCTAGTACCTACAGCGGTAGTTCGGTCTTCCCCACTAAATGCAGAATATAATAAGATTCGTGATGCTTTTACTTTTGATAATACAGGGGTTACTGGACATAAACACGATGGTTCTTCTGATGAAGGTTCCTATGTACCACTCATTGCTGATCTTGATGCCCTTAATAAAGTGGCTATTAATACCGCGAATAATCGTGTAGGATTTTTTGTTGAAGTCTCTTCTGCTGCTGTAGAGCAAGTACGACTTTCTGATGGTCTCTTTGTTCCTGTCACTACTAATGATATTGATCTTGGCTCTACTGGTGCTAAGTTTAAAGACCTACACCTCGCAGGAGATGCTAATGTAGCTGGTGACGTAAATGTTACTGGTGCTCTTGTAGGTGCTGTCACAGGTGCTGTCACAGGGAACGTAACAGGAGACCTTACTGGTAATGTTACTGCAGGTTCTGGTTCTAGTTCTTTCACTAACGTAACCATTAATGGTACACTGGATGTAACTAATACTCCTATTACTAATGTCTCTGATCCAACCTCTGCGCAAGAAGCTGCAACAAAGAATTATGTGGACACTGCAGATGCACTTAAGTTGAACCTCTCTGGTGGTACACTTAGTGGCGAACTTGCTATGGGTACCTCTAAGATTACTGGTCTTGGTAATCCTACCTTAGCTCAAGATGCAGCTACTAAGACTTATACTGACACTGCAGATGCACTTAAATTGAATCTTACTGGTGGTACCATGAGTGGTGCTATCGCTATGGGCACTTCTAAGATTACTGGTCTCGGTGATCCTACTCTAGCTCAAGATGCAGCTACTAAAGCCTATGTAGACTCTGAGATTTCAAGTGTTATTGATGCTGCTCCCGGTACCTTAGATACTCTGAATGAGCTTGCTGCTGCACTAGGAGATGATGCCAGTTTTAGTACAACAGTTACAAATAGTATTGCTACTAAACTCCCTCTGGCTGGCGGTACTATGTCAGGTGCTATCGCTATGGGAACCTCTAAGATTACTGGCCTTGGTGATCCTACCTTAACTCAGGACGCTACTACTAAGACTTACGTGGACACTGCAGACAACCTCAAGCTGAACCTCTCTGGTGGGACCATGTCAGGTGCTATCGCTATGGGAACCTCTAAGATTACTGGTCTTGGTAATCCCACTTTGTCTCAGGATGCTACCACTAAGACCTATGTAGATACTGCAGACAACCTTAAACTGAACCTCTCTGGTGGTACCATGAGTGGTGCTATCGCTATGGGTAACTCCCAGATTACTGGTCTTGCAACTCCTACTACAGGTACAGATGCTACTACTAAGACTTATGTAGATGGTATCCTTGGTTCTGCTACTGCGGCTGCTGACAGTGCTGCGGCTGCTCTGGTCTCTGAGGGTAATGCTGCTACAAGCGAGACTAACGCTGCTGCCACTTATGATGCATTTGATGACCGTTACTTGGGAAGTAAGGCTTCTGATCCAACAGTAGATAATGATGGTGATGCACTTCTTACTGGTGCCTTGTACTGGAATACAACTTCAGACTCTTTGAAGATTTATACGGGAGCTGCATGGAGTACCGCTGCCTTTGACACTTCTGGTGCTCTTGTCGCTGCGAATAATCTGTCTGAATTGGTAGACCCTAATGCTGCCCTCACTAACTTAGGCTTTACTTCCACAATTACTGAGTTAAACTATACTGATGGGGTAACCTCCTCGATTCAAACTCAACTAGACGCTAAAGCTCCAACTTCCACTACAGTAACCCTTGCGGGTGCCCAGACACTAACCAATAAGACATTCAATCTTACAAGTAACACCTTGCTAGGGACTACAGCACAATTCAATACTGCCCTCTCTGATGGCTCTTTCACTACACTTGCAGGTACAGAAACGCTGACCAACAAGACTTTGACCTCCCCCACACTCACAGGTACGCCGACAGCACCTACAGCGGCAGAAGGTACTAATACAACCCAAATCGCAACCACTGCTTTTGTGCTTGCCAATAGTGGCGGTTTGACCACGGCTACAACAACAGGAGCGGCTCAAACTGTTGATTTTGCAAATAGCTATCAGGTTGTGGAAGCTGACAGCGTCGTCACTACGCTGACCTTTAGTTCTACTGATGCGGTGCAAGAGGTTGATCTTCTGCTGAATTTGGGTGGGAAGGGCTTCTCTGCTATTTCAGGTGCCACTTACGATAGTGTTACATTTTCTGTTGGGTCTCAAACCACTGAAGGTGAGGCCATCAGGTTCAGTGTAAACGGCGAAAAAATGTTCATGTTGGATGACCAAAACCGCAGCGTTAAACAATACAGCCTATCTACTGCTTTTGATATTTCTACCGCGTCTTACGATAGTGTTTCTTTTAGCTTTAGTTCAGAGGCTACAGGCCCAACCGACTTTGCCTTCAACACAGACGGCACAAAAATGTATATAATCGGGGAGATCAAGGACAATGTTTACCAATACAGTTTATCCACTGGTTTTGATCTTTCTACTGCTTCTTACGATAGTGTCGTATTTGCCCAACTAGACAGTGTTCCGCGTGGCCTTACTTTCAACACAGATGGCACAAAAATGTATGTGCTGGGTGGAGGTGGTAGCAGCGTTAAACAATACAGCCTATCCCCTGGTTTTGATCTTTCTACTGCTTCTTACGATAGTGTTGAATATAGTGTTAGTTCACAGGTTACCAGTGAAAAGGGCTTAGCGTTCAACTTAGAAGGCACAAAAATGTATGTGATATGTAGTACTAATCTTAGTGTTTACCAATACAGCCTATCCACTGGTTTTGATCTTTCTACTGCTTCTTACGATAGTGTTTCTCTCAGTGTCTCAGGCCAAACAACCAACCCTAGAAGTCTTTGTTTTGACGCTGCTGGGGGCAAGATGTACGTGTTGGACATAGATGAAACTCTATACCAGTACAGTCTCCCAATCATTGACAACTCAGTTATTTTCCCCGTTGCCACAGTCACATCAACGCTTACTCCCGCTTTTGGTTACAACAGCTATAAATTTGCCACTGTTGACAGCGGAGCAACATATTACCTCGTATCTAAAGCAGAAGGACTGGGCACATAATGACCTACGTAATTAAAAATTCGGATGGTGCATCTTACACGCTGGGCCAGTTCAAGAACACTCACCGACACCTAGCCTATGCGGAGGATGTCCCGCCAAAAGCCTTGCTGGATCATATCGGTTATACAATGGAAAAAGTGGTACCCGAAAAAGTGGCACCCACGGCTAAAGATGTGCAGAAACTCATGGGTCAAAAACTTGAAGCCTTAGCCGCAGGATATGAGCCGCAGGAACGTGAAACGTGGGCAACGCAGGTCAAAGAGGCTGAAGCCATTAAAGCGGGATCAACCACGGCACCATTGCTGTCCTCGTTGGCGGCAGGAAAAGGTCGCACACTTGATGAACAGGCTGACAGGGTGCTGTACCTAGCAGAGCAATTCGCACTAGCGTCTGGAGCTATTATGGCTGCACGGGATGCTTTGATTGCGATGGACCCGATCCCCGAAGATTATACTTCAGATACATACTGGCCGTGAGACCCTTTACAAAAGAAGAGAATTGGTGTATAAGGCTTGAAGGTACTGAGTACATATCTCTAATTCCTATAACCTTTGATTTGGGTTTTAAGGGTAGTGGTTTTAGTTACACAGTTCCAAAAGACTTTAAGTTTGAAGTGTCAGTACCGAGAGGCCTTCGTTGGGTCTTAAGTCCTCACAACCCTAAGTACCTTAAAGCTGCAGCTATCCATGACCACATGTTAGAAAGAGGTTGGGATAGGCCTACTGCTGGTGGAGTCTTTCAAGCTGCACTTAAGGTCTCTGGGGTAGGTTCTACTAAGAGACTTACCATGTTCTTTGCAGTAACGCTTTGGAAATGGCACTAATTAATAATAAGGAAAGAGATAGAATGACTTTCTCGACAGACCAAAAACACAGGCTTCTATCTCGTATGGGTTATGCAGGCCCTGCAGGAGAGGAAGGTATGAAAAACTTTCTCCAAACTAACCCCAGTGCTGCTAAGAAGTTTCTAGCTTTTGATAAGGCTGCTGCTACTCTGGCAACTCCCCCTGCAGCTATGCCAAGCTCTCCAATGCAAATGGCTGAAGGTGGTTCTGTTGTACCTCAAGATGAATACAAACGACGACTAGACGCAATGTATAAGGCAGCTACTGGAGAAGGTATTGACTCCGGTGGTTGGAATTGGTATGGCGGGAATCTTGCTAGCGGGAAAACTACTTGGGATCAAGTGAAGTCAAATGTGGAGAAGGGTCTTGCTACTAAAAAGGCAGAATTGGATGCAGTGGCACAAAAAAGGTATGAGAATGCACTTTCTGTAAGAGGTATTCCATTTACTCCTACGGCTCAACCTACCACCACCGCACAAACTACCTCTTCCACAGTAGCTGCTGATCATACGGACTTTCTTAAGCAAGAATTTGGTAAGTATTCTAACCTAAACTTTGATCAAGCTGCTATAGATTGGTATGGTAAGAACCTTGCTGAAGGTAAAGTTACTAAAGAACAGGTGGCAGCTAATATTGCTAAAGATGCTGCTCGTAGGGCACAAGATGGTTCCCCAACAACAACCAAGTCAGCCGCTGACTACACGGACTTTCTTAAGCAAGAGTTTGGTAAGCACCCTAATCTCAACTTTGACCAAGCTGCTATAAATTGGTATGGTAAGAACCTTGCTGAAGGTAAAGTTACTGAAGAACAGGTAAAAGCTAATATTTCTAAAGATGCTGCTACTAGGGCACAAGAGGGTTATGTAGCTTCTCCTCCTGCAGGTAGTGGTGATTCTGCTGACTACACGGACTTCCTAAAATACCACTTTGACAAGTACCCTAATCTCAACTTTGACCAAGCTGCTATAAATTGGTATGGTAAGAACCTTGCTGAAGGTAAAGTTACACCAGCGCA